GGTCAAAAAATCCGAAATTTTTAGCCTGGGCGCCAGAGCGGGGGGCCAGACAATCCAGTCGAAAAATTTTTAAACCTCGTAAAATTTTTGGAAAACTCGAAAAAAACCATTAAAAAACTCGAAAAAAACTCGAAAGACAGAAAGGAGCTGACGATATGGCACGAATTACTTCAAATAAATTGAAAATCTCCCGGGCAAAGTTTGCCCAGGAAGCCGAAGAACTTGGGCTGTCTAAGAACTTTCTTTTTCTGTCAACACTGAAAAGACTGGATGTACAGATCAATGTCTTATCTGACCTTGAAGACAACATTGAAGAGGATGGTCCAACCGTCACGAAGGAATATGTCAAAGGCAGAGCGAACATTTACCTTAACCCTGCCATTGATGGGTACAATAAGACAGCTCAGCAGGCAAACAATACCACTCAGGTACTTGTCAAGATTATCAAAGAGCTTGGCACGAAAGCTGAAGAGGATGTCGAATTGTAATGTCCACTCCGTTACCTGAATTTGTTACTGAGTGGTTTGACTTCATGGATGAAAACCCTTCTGAAATGTGCAAGGACCAGTTAGCTTTAAGAGAACTGGTTACTCAAACATTCGAAAATGAAGAGTTGATCATAGATATTGATTTGTATCATCACTATGTTGGACTTGGTAAATACTTAGGATTTGGTGATGGTTTCGAATGGGAACGATACTGCCTCGGCTGCTTCCTGTGTGTCTTCCGGAAAGATAACGGCCTTCCTCGTTGGGATGAAGGCTTTTTCTTTATGGGAAGAGGTGCAGGTAAGGACGGCTTTATATCGTGGCTTAGCTTGTGCTTGATCAGCCCATATAACAAGATTCCGAATTATGACATTGATATATGTGCTTATAACGAAGACCAGGCATTGAGGCCAGTTGAGGATGTATACAATGCCATGGAGTCACAGGAAAAGCTGATGAAGAAGTTTTTCTACTGGACGAAAGAAAAGATACTCGGTAAAAAGAACGGCGGATATATCAAAGGTCATACTAACAACGCTCTGGGTAAGGATGGCTTACGTTCCGGAGCTGTATTCTTAAATGAGATTCATACTTATCAAAACTATGACAACATTAACGTGTTCACCACTGGCCTCGGTAAAAAAGACCATCCACGTACCGGTTACTTTACCACCAATGGCGATATAGTAGGCGGTCCACTGGATGATAAGTTGACCGATGCTGAGAATGTTCTTTTTCACAGCGAACCGGATGAAGGTGTATTCTACTTTATCTGCAGACTGGATGATAAGTCAGAGGTAGACAATGAATTGATGTGGAGGAAGGCGAATCCATCATTGAGGTATAAGCCTTCTTTATTGAATGAGATGAAGAAGGAATATCGCAAATGGAAAAAGAATCCGAATTCATTAACTGCATTCATGACAAAGCGGATGAACCTCAGGCAGACAGCCATCGCTACTCCTGCAGCAGAATGGGATGATATCGCAGCAACGAATATGCAGATGCCAAATCTTGACGGTTTTCAATGCGTTGTAGGAATCGACTTCGCAAAGATAAACGACTGGGCTGCAGTTAATTTTCACTTTGTAGTAGGTGAAACAAGATATGATATTAACCATGCCTTTGTTTGCTTACAGTCTAAGGAACTATACCGCATCAAGGCACCTTTTAGGGAATGGGCTAATCTTGGCCATGTCACACTGGTGGATGAGGTGGAAATCAATCCGGAGCTGATTGCCGGATACATCAAGGAGCAGATGGAGCTTCACCGATGGCATGTGCGTGCGATCGGCATCGATAACTTTAGATATGCATTATTAAAAAAGGCGCTTGAAGAAATCCAGTTTTCTGACAAGCGAAAAAATATAAAGCTGATACGACCATCCGACATTATGAGGGTTGTACCGGTAATTACCAGGCTGTTCACAAACGGCCTTTTTATTTGGGGTGATCAACCCTGTTTGAGATGGGCAACCAACAACACGAAGATGGTTCCTGCAAAACGGTCCAAGCTTGTCGTTAGTGGCGAGTTAGATATGGGCAATTTTTTATATGACAAAATTGAACCTCACGCACGCAAGACCGACCCTTTTATGTCACTTGTCAACTGCGTTTGTTTAGAGGATATGTTAAGTGGTGCCGTACCAGTTCGAAAGCGTGTACGAGCACAAGTATACAATTAGGAGGTGCACGCTATGGGATGGCTGCAAAAAATATTCGGCCTTGAATTGATGGATGATGAAGAAAAAAAGAAAGCCATGACGGTGAAGATTGAAAGCTTGAAGCGCGATATAGCAATTCGTGAATTAGCTTTCGATATATGCGTCAATCGAATTGCCAAGGCCGTGAGTAAATGTGAATTTCGGACGTACCAGAAGAAGAAGGAAATTAAGAAAGATTTATATTACCTTCTGAATGTGGAACCGAATCCGAATCAGAACGCCACCGAGTTCTGGGAAGAGGTCATTTATAAGTATTACCACGACAAAGAAGTATTGATTTTTCCACAGAGGGTAGGCGGCAAGGACTGCCTGTACATCGCTGACAGCTTTAACGTGGATGATACAAAGGTACTTCGTGAAAGTGTATTCAAAGATGTATCCATCCGGAGCTTAAAGCTTAACCGACAGTTTAAGGCTCATGAAGTATTCTACTTCAAGATGACAAATCAGAAAGTCGTGGACCTTCTTGACGATATTACTAAGCTTTACACCGACCTGATCAAGCTGACTTATGCCAATGTCAAACAGAATTCAGGTCTTAAATTAAAACTTAAGATTAGTGATTACAGACAGAATAACGAAGATGAAATCAAGGAAATCCTTAATGAAGACGTTAAGGCATTCCTTGAAGGAACCAACTCCGTATTTCCGGAATACGATGGATATCTTTTAGAGAAGGTATCCGGAGGAACTGGTACCGTAGACAGTACCGGTATAAAGAAATTGATTGACGATGTCTTGGAAATAACTTCCAAGGCTTTTTTAATACCGTCAAATATTGCGACAGGTGAAGTTACCGACACTTCCAAGGCAGTCGATGACTTCCTTACGTTCTGCCTCGATTCGATTGTCGAGTTGATTTCCGATGAACTGAATCGAAAACAGTTTACTCCGGAAGAGTATTTATCCGGTTCAAAAATTCGGATCAATACGCAGACCATCAAGCATATTGATGTGCTCGATATGGCAAGTGGAATTGATAAGCTTCTAAGCTCCGGAGTTAAGACCATCAACGACATCAATCGAATCCTCGGTGACGAAGAGATAGCAGAAGACTGGGCGAATAGGCACTTTATGACTAAGAACTACTCGACCATCGATGAGCTGTTGAAACCTGTCGAAGATGACAAGGTAGAAAGTCAATAGAAAGGAGGTAACCAAGGTTGAAAGTTAGAGTTTTAGATTTTCGCATGGAACAGAAGCCAAACGCTGATTATGCCGATTTGTATATCTTTGATGAAATTGGTGAGCGCAAGGATTGGTGGACTGGTGATCTAGTCGGATTTGGACCGAAAAAGCTAATCGAAGCATTAGATGATGTTACAGCTGACACTATCCATGTACACATCAATTCAAACGGTGGCGATGTATTCGAAGGCATTGCTGTTTATAACTTGCTGAAGAACAGCGGTAAGACCATCCACACCTACGTGGAAGGAATTGCTGCATCGATTGCTTCAGTTATCGCAATGGCTGGTGAAACGGTCAACATGGGAAAGACCAGTATGCTGATGATCCATAACTGCTATACGTTTGCTATCGGTAATTCTAAAGAGCTCCGGAAGATTGCAGATGATATGGACGTAATTATGGAATCTATCCGAAAAGCATATTTAGATCATGTTTCCATCAGCGAAGACGAATTAAAAGAGCTGCTTGATTCGGAGTCATATCTTACCTCCGACAAATGCCTTGAAATGGGATTCTGTGATGCGATTACCGATGTCAAGGCAGAAGAAAAAGATGAACCTTCTGAAGATGGCAAAGACGAAGAAGACACTTTAGAAGAAGACGATGAAAAAATCGAAAACAAAGGAAAACAAACCAATGTTGATATGCGTAACGTGCAGACACATTGGTTTTTTTCATAACAAAGAAAGGAAAATTTAAAAAAATGCCAGTTGTAAACAACTATGAAGATGCGTTAAACAGCGCCATCGAAAACAAGGATTCAAAGGAATTCTTAAATGTTATTTCTAAGCATGCAGAACAGGCTGTTCTGGATGCAGTTAATTCTGTTATGGAAGACCAGGACCGTCAGATTCTGCAGTCAAGAGGTGTGCGTGTATTAACGAACGCTGAAACTATCTACTACAACAAGATCATCGAGGCTATGCGCTCCACAAATTACCGTGATGCTTTATCCAACATGGAGGTGACGCTTCCGGAAACTGTACTCGATGATGTATTTGCTGACATTGAAGCTAATCATCCGGTATTAAAACATTTGGACATTAAGCATACTACTGCAAAAGTTAAATTGATCTATGCGACTACTGAAGATATTGCAGCAACATGGGGAACATTAACTTCTCAGATTACTAAGCAGGTTGCCGGCGCATTCGTTGAAGAAAGCTCTGAAATGATGAAGCTGACTGCATATGTACCAGTTCCATTAGCAATGCTAGATTTAGGACCTGCATACATTGACCAGTTCGTTCGTACACTACTGTATGAAGCAATTGCTAACGGTTTAGAAAAAGCAGCAGTTTCTAACTTGGTATCTTCTCAGGGTCCGATCGGCATGATTGCTGATATGACAAAAGGTAACACTGTATCCGGAGTAACTACTTACACTGCTAAGACTCCAATCACAGTAACTGAGTTAACTCCGAAAGGCATGGCTCCAGCATTAGAAGCTATGGCAGTCAACCGTTCCGGACAGGCACGTGACCCATTAGCTGCGGGCTTGTTCATGATAGTTCATCCACTGGATAACTTCTCCTTGGTCCGTCCGGCATTATGCGTTAAGAATGCCTTAGGTGAATGGGTAGAAAATAAACCATATCCATTTGACATTGCTCCATCAAAATATATTGCTCGTGGAAAAGCTATCCTTGGTATGGATAAGAAATATTTCGTTCATGTTGGCTCGGAAGAAAACGGCCGTATCGAATGGACTGATGACTTTGATTTCTTAAACGATAACAGAACATTCAAAATCAAACTGTATGGTAACGGCATCCAGAAGGATAACAATGCATTCCAGTATCTGGATATTTCCGGTCTTGGAGAAGCTGCAATTCCTGTAGAAGTAAAAGGTACTGTTAAAACCAAAGAGCAGGCCTAATCTTAAGGAGGGCTGATTATGGCTCTGTTAGACGAAATCATGAGGGGCTCGGGCTATCGATGGACTGATGAGTTCACCGAGGCTCAGCTCCTTGACTTTATTGAGGATGGCAAGGAATACATCAGTACTTTCAAGCCATCTTGTGATTTTGAAAACGCAAGCGCCGAAAAGACGCTGCTAAAGAAGTATGTAAAGTATTGTATCGCTAACGCACTTCCGGACTTTTATGTGAATTATCACAAAGAATTAGTAAGGCTTTCGAATCAAGGTATGGTTGACAGAAGAAAGGTAAAGGAATCCGATGCTGGCATTTAATGCAGGATACATTCAGGGCATCAAGGTCCGAAACGGCAAGATCATGGAGAATCTTACACAAAAGATATCCTGTGCTCAGCTGACTGTCGGATTTAAGCGATTTTTTACGGCAAAAGACTACAACTATACCGTGGATAAAGTGGTGTGCGTGCCGATCAACTCGCCAGTCGCTTCCTGTGTATTTGTAGAGGCAAGATTTTTCCAAGGGCTTGGAAGTGACAAACCTTACATTTACAAGGTTGTCCAAGAGCAGGAATGCTTTGACAAAAAGCCTCCGTATATTCAGCTTTCCTTACAGAAGATGAATACCGAATATGACGATGAGAGGATTTGATCATGTCTGTATCAGTAAAAATTGAAGGCAATAAAAAACTTGCCAAAGCACTTGCGAAGCGTGGAAAGCTCCTTGAAGTTAAACAGGCAGTTAGAACTGCAGGCAAGGAAATGGAACGAGTCGCAAAGCGTAAGGTTCCACACAAGACAGGAAAGCTGAAAGGGTCCATTACAGGACAAGCTTCTGACTTCCGATATGAATTAACAGCAGGAGAAAAGTATGCTCAATATGTTGAATTTGGTACTAAGAAGCATGGTCATGCTCAGCCTTTTATGCGTCCGGCACAATTAGCCGGAGGTGTAAAATTTGACAAAGAACTAAGGAAGTTAATTTCATGATTGCATCATACGAAATATCTGAAGCTTTGTTCAGCTTACTGGAAGAAGAAGGCTATACCGTATATAACGAGGACCTTCCGGAAGAGGATGCACCATGTCCACATATCCATATCGAAAGCATTGATTCAAGCGATACACTTTATAAATCAGGTTTGACAGGCGACTGCTCCATCATGGTGCATATCTGGCACAACCGAATTGACCAGAAGAAAGAACTATTCACTTTAATGAATAACGTCAAGGCGAAGGCGTCAATGATCAAGGCAACCGAAAACTATAAGGTTGTACTTAGAAGCGTTGATGAAAATTTTCTTTACGACACAACCACATCAACTCCATATCTTCATGGAGTCGTGATACTCAGCTATTTATTTAGCTAGAAAGGAATATTCAAATGGCTACTGTACAGGGAAAACAGTTAATTTATCTATACAGACTGCTCAAAGAGCAGAATACTACAGCCGGTACTCGAATCGCATATACGACTGAGAATACCAAATCAACCGAAAGAGACATCGAGACTACGGCCACAAAGGACGGCTCCGTAGGTACTCCGGGAAACGTTGAAATCACAATTGATGCTACTTCCATCCTAGCAACCGACGATACAATGATTGCCAAATTAGAGCAGGCTTTGATTGACGGCGACATTATTGAAGTATGGGAAGCTGATTTAACGAAAGCCGGAACAAAGGCAAACACCTACAAAGGGGTATACTATCAGGCCTACCTTTCGTCTTTGGAGAAATCATCTCCAGCAGATGGATTTGTTGAGATTTCTTTGAGCTTAACTGTAAATGGAACCGGAGCAACAGGCGATGTTACTGTTCCACAGGACCAGTTAGATGAAGCTCTGTATGTATTTACAGATACGACTGCAGGCGGTAATTAATAATGTCTTTGATGGAAATCGAAATTAACAATACTGTTTATAAATTTCGCTTCGGGATGGGATTCCTCCGAGATATCGAGAAAGAGCAGAAAGAAATTGTTAAGATGGGCGTATCACAAGAAGTCGGGCTTGTTTATACCGTGGCTGATATGATGGACGGCTCCGTCATTGCAATTTACAAGCTTCTCAATATCGCTAACAAAACGGAAACACCTAGAATTTCGCAGAAAACTCTTGATGCATATCTTGAAGATGAAGGCACCGATTTGGAAGCTCTCAAAGATGAGATCATGAGTTTTTTATCGCAGAGCAATGTCTGCAAATCAAAGATAGCCCAGATGATGACGACATTGCAGGCGAACGAAAAACCGAACGAATAAATAAGAGTATGGGCGACCTGTTTGACGAGGTCGCTTTTTTTTATTTTAAGAATCTGGGATATACGACTTTTGAACAGGTGGAGAGGCTGACTCTTCC